ATGCCAATTAGTGCCAACGGTGGCCCCGCAACCAGTGGCGCCAATGGTAAGTCGGGCGGCAGCCTGTCAGTGGGCAGCATCAACATGGGCGGCGCGAGTGTGTTTAACCCGTCCACGTTGATGATGATTGCAGTAATTGTGATTGTGGCGGTGTTGCTATGGAAAAAGAAGTGATTGAAGTGGTGACACAATCGAAACGGGCGCTTGGGGAGCTCAAGCCCGCGTTTCGTGCTTGCCCACAGGCTTACACCGAATTGTGTAAAGCAGTGAATGAGGGGCGTGTGAGTCTGTATCGCCTTAAAAGCGCCGATTGTTCGTTAGTGATTGCGGGTGAGCGTGACGGTGACAACTACTTTTTGTGGGGCGTCGCGGGTCGCGGTCTGCGTTCGGGGATTACCCAGTTATGCAAAGTCGTGAAAGCGGCGGGTATGTCATCCATGACCGCCGACACTGCCTTTAGTGGCGTGGCGCGTTTGGTGCGTTCGATTGGCGTCACTGCCAAGCAAGATGGTGACTTTATCCGCTTAGATTTGGGGGTGTGGTAGATGGGCAGTTCTAAATCCAAGTCGAGTAATACCAGTAACACCACTAACGTTAGCGGTCAAAATGCCATTAGTGGTGACAACCTCGGCGTTGCCATTTCGGGTGTGAACAACTCGACCATTAACACCACCATGACCGACCACGGCGCCGTGACTGCCGCAATGGAGCTTGGCGGGGAAATGCTCAACAGCAATGAGCGCATTTCGCTGGAAGCGATGGACACCACGCACGACATCGCCGAAACCGCGATTGATGAAGTGGTTGATTTTGCGGGCAACTCATTGGCTACCTATGCCTCAACCAACAGCGAAAACCTCGATATGTTGGCGGGACTGGCGGGCAGCCAAGCGGCGCAAAACTCAAAGAACCTCGAAGCCATGATGGACTTGGCGAAATTCAAACAGGACGGCGGGCAAGTCGAAACAAGCAAAATGATGGTGGTATTAGCAATCGTGCTTGTGTTGGTGCTTGGCTACGTAATGGTGAAGAAACGATGAACACGCAACTTATCGCGGGTCAAGCCATCCCGCTGACGCCTGATGGCAATTGGCTGTATCTGAAAGCGGCGCAAGCTGAAATTGAAATCTATCGTGAATCGTCCGGTGAGCGCGTCACGCTTGGCAAGTCGGCGGTGTTTAACGTAGGCGAGGGTAAACACCTTGGGCGTTTGCTTATCTCTAGCCGCACCGACAACGAAATCGAAATTCAGTTTGGTTATGGATCATTTATGCCGCCTGTTGAGGGTCAAAGCGTGGTGGTTCAAGCCTTGCCGAGTGTGGTGATTGAACAGTTACCCGCGGTAGAAATCGCGCCCAATCAACAATTGGCAGTGAATCAGCTTCCCGCGGTTGAATTGGCCGCGAATCAACAGCTCGGCGTCACCACTTTGCCGCCTGTTGAGTTCAAAGCGCCGCAACCCGTGAATGTTCAATCGTTGCCCGCGGTCACGCTCGAAGCGACGCAAGTGGTCAAAGTGGATGAGCAAGTCAGTAGCAACCTCATCACCGAAGCCGTGAGCGTGTTTCCGCACAACATGGCACAAAACACCACGCGCAAAGCCATCACGATTAAGGCGTCGAAAGCCAACACTGCCTCGGTGTTTGTTGACGCGTTTGAACTGGACGCGGGCGAGCGCATCACCATCGAAAGCACGGCCGCCATGACATTAACAGGCACGGCGGGTGACACCGTCACGATTATGGAGATTTAAACGCATGGGACAAGTACGTGACAATCTGCCAAACGGCAACCCACGCAACAAAATCGAATACTTGGCCGATTGCATCGACGACGCCAAGGCGCAAGCAAGCGGGGAGTCACCTGAAAACTTATTGGTTAACCCTGATTTCTCAGCGGCTCAGTTAGACATCAACTGGCAATCGGCATTCTATGCCCGATGGACAACAGGCGCATTCACCTACGAAAACCAAAGCGTCAGCGAAATGCACCTAGGGCGCAGCTTTGGCCGTCCCGCACCATTTGGTTGGGGCGTCGAAGTCTTTGCCGAAGCGCGCCACTTTCACGCTGCGCACTACAACACCCGAGGCGGTGAAGTAGAAAAGCGCGACCCAACGGCAAAAGCCACGTTCTTTATGATGGGTGGCGATAAAGCCAAGACGCTGCATTTCAGCGTATTTAGCGCACCAATGGAAACCGAAAAGGTACTGGAAGTCGTAGACGGTAAAGGCGTATTGCTTGACCTGTCGTACTCGGTCTATCTGAAAATGCACGACGACACGGTTTATCACCGCTTTGGTGTGGTTGAACTCGATGCAAACGGCGACTTTGTGGATTACGTGGCAACAAGCATGACCGCGCAACCGAAAGCACCGGATTTTGTTCACAGCTGGATTCACGGCGTGAAACTTAAGCCAGGGGGCATTTATGCCTTTTTTGTTGAGTCTGACATGAACAACGGCAGAAAGAGCACCGCGTTTACAGGCGCAGGCGTATTCCTAAACCCAAGCCAAGCGAATGTCGTCCCAGACCTAACACCGAGCCCAGTAGCAAAAGACACGATGCGCTGTGTTGATTCGTTAGGGCGCTTGACGAAAGCAGAGCTAACAGGGGGCGTGAGTGTCGATGTGGGGCGCTATTCAATGCCGTTTGGCATGGAGAAACACCTGATTTTCTGTAACTGCCAAATCACAGGAACGACAACCGAGGCGCCTTACAGTGCATCGACCATTACCAAAGTGAATCACAACACGGTACAGGTGCAAGGTGATACGGCGGGCGGTCAATCACACGCGCATTTGATGGCGTACTACTCGAAAACGCCCGTGCATTTGAACTACTTCAATTCAGCCAACTATCAAGCGGTGTAGTTATGCCGCTATTTATCTTTGTCATCATACTCTTAGGGATTGGAGCCTTTACCATGACAACCTCAACCACATCAAGCGTTCGCGGGGTTCGCATTCATAACCCGCTTAACATTCGCATTGCGGGCAATGCGTGGAAAGGCAAGGTGACGCCGTCACGTGATAAAGCCTTTGAAACCTTTAAAGCGCCCGAATGGGGCTTTCGTGCGGGGGCGATTTTGCTGCGTAACTATCAGCAACGCCACGAACTACACACACTAACCGAAATCATTCACCGCTTTGCGCCGCCAAACGAAAACCACACCGCCAACTACGCACGCTTTGTTGCGGGTCGCGTGGGCGTCGGTATGGATGAGCGCATTGATTTGGTGAACAACAAGCCGCTGTTGGTCGAAGTGCTTCACGCCATGAGCATTATGGAAGTGGGTCGTCATTACAGCAAACACACGGTGCTGAAAGGCGTCAATCTGGTTTAAGGAGAAACACAACATGTTTGAACGTTCCACATTAAAAGGCTTGGCGCTACTGGGTTCCGTCATCGCTGCGGCAACGGGCTACGGTCACTTATTCAGCGTCGAAATCACCGAAACAGGCGTTAATCTTGGCGGCGCTGTTGGCTTGGCCATTCCCGCCGTGATTGGTGTGTATGAAGCGCTGCCGGACAGCTGGAAACCGACAAAAAGTGTAGGGGGCTTGGATGGAAAGCGCCCTAGTTAACGCCTTATCGGGTCTGGGCTTTTCGTCGGAATCGCTTGTGCTGTTTGCTTTGATGGGGATGAATCTGAAATACCAGATTGCTATCAATAAGCAGTTAACCCAAGGGCTGCAAGAAGTCCGAGAAAGTGTTTTGGTTCTAACTGCCACGCGCAACAATGATAACTAAGTCTTAAACCGTGCGAACTGGTTCGAAACGTCATTAATGACGATTTACACAGTGAGTAGGGAGCCGATACTTTTGGCGGGTCGATTGACCTCGACAGGCTTCAAACGAAAGCCACCAAAGCAGAAGCCTAAAAAAAGCCGAACCCTTAGCGATGGGGATCGGCTTTTTTGTCTTTGCACATTGTCAGAACCTATTGGTTTGATAGAAAATATAGTGGTTTTCTACCAACAAATAAAAAAGGCTTAAAATGTTTATTCCAATCAACTTTGGTGACCGTGTCGCAGAAAATGAAGCTGAAAATTTGAACTCTTATTTTGTAGAGACGCACGCTTGGAAGGAGCTTTACGAAGGTAAAAAAGACGTTGTTTTCGGTTCAAAAGGAGCAGGTAAAAGTGCTCTTTATACTCTTTTACTTCAAAAAGAAAGTGAACTGCTAAGCTCTAGGAATACGTTTCTTCTTTCAGCAGAAAAACCTCAAGGTCAAACAGTATTTTCAGACATCAGCTCGACTCCTCCTACATCAGAAAAAGAATTTGTTTACTTGTGGAAGATTTACTTCTGTCAACTTATCGTAGATTACCTTCAAAAAAACAACCAATGCAAAGGGAAAGCTAATGAGGTTAGGGATCGTTTGGTAGAAGCAGGACTAATTCAAGAGACGAACAATCTTAAGCGTTTACTAAACGGTGCCGCGTCATTTGCTAAGAAACTTGCAAATATTGAGTCTTTAGAAGGTGGAGGCAGTTTAGTAGAGGCATCAGTCTCTGGACGGATCACGTTTAGAACACCTTCTTTTGAAGAGTCTCAAAAGGGGTTACTATCTGTTGATGAATTACTGGTACATCTAGATGAACATCTACGATCTATCTCAATGTCATGCTGGCTACTTTGCGATCGATTGGACGTAGCATTCGATGAAAGCTTAGAGCTAGAGAAAAATGCACTTCGCGCACTATTTAAAGTTTATCGAGATGTCGAAGAGTACCAACAGATTGCTCTAAAAGTATTTTTGAGAGATGACATTTGGGCTCGAATTACAAAAGAAGGTTTTCGCGAAGCTAGCCACATAACTAGAACGACCACAATCTCTTGGGATAGTAAAAACCTCCTCAACTTAATAATTCGAAGAGCTCTTTGTGACACTAATTTGGTGAAACATTTTAATGTAAATACCAGCGAAATCATGAACGATCACAATCAGCAAGAGAAGTTTTACTATGAAATCTTTCCTAAGCAAGTTGACCTTGGGGAAAAGAAGTCAGAAACATTTGAATGGATAAAAAGCCGAATTAGAGACGGTTTGATGAACACTCCACCTCGAGAGTTGATCCACTACTACAATGAGATTGTTACACAAGAACAGCGCGAACAAGAAATTGGGAATGACAAAGTTGAAGAGCCAAATATCGTTAGCAGGGCTGCCATTAAAAATGCGACGATAGAGGTTTCCAAAGTTCGTACAGAACAAACTTTATTCGCAGAGTTTCCTGAGTTGAAAGAGAAGATACTCTGCTTCGAAAATAAAAAAGCAGAGCACAATTTATCGACACTTCAAGAGATTTGGGGGGAAGATGAAGAAGTATCTAGATCAATAGCTAACAAATTAGCTGACATTGGCTTTTTTGAAAATAGGCCGGCAAGAAACGAACGTATCTTCAAGATTCCTTTCATTTACCGTCCTTACTTAAACATTACGCAAGGTAAAGCATACTAGGTAATTCGCTTCTTACTTGGTATCCACTTGGCGGCTTTCATTCGACGGCCGCCACGAAACGGTAAGACGTTTTCTTTAGCGGGATAAACCTTGGGATACTCAAAGTGTCCGTACATTTCCACAAACTGACGATGTTCGTCACGCCAGAACACAAAGCTTTCCAATTCTTTAGGGCTAAACTCACGACCAGACGGTGTGATAAACACAGCTCGTTTTTCACAGATACGAAACCCAGACCAACGCAAATCATTAGGCAAATAACCAAGCGCCTTAATCAACAGTAGTTTTTCTGCCATTGGATTGATAGAAACCGTACCATCAAGCCAACGAGTAATCGTGGGTTTGGATACGTGAAAATATTCAGCGCCTTGCTTAATGGAGGTAAACTCACGCCAAAAGAGTGTGCGGAATGATTCGTGAAACATGACAACGCTCGCATATTGAATAACTGACTAAAAATATTTTTCTTGTTGTTTTGGGCGTTACCGAACGCAACATTATGTGGCGGTCAGGGTTTTATTGGTTTTTCGTTGATTGCACAAAACGAACGTCACGAATAGTACAAGTAACTTGCGTTATGAAAATCGACAAAATAAAAAATTACGGCTTGGTTATCAGACACTTATGAAACACTTAATCAAAGAGTTAGCCTTTGTTAACAAACCACCTCTTGGTGCGCATTATGGGCGCTTATGTTGAATGCGATTGCATATGCGTATCCTATAAAATGTCTCTCTTTTGAGGGACAATTCAATGAAGTATCACGAAATGACTAAAAACTATATTTTTCGTGAATTTGAATGTGGTTTAACCGTCGAAGAAGCTGCCAAACTTTGTTTAAAAAATGTGAGGACGGTCAAAGAATGGGATAAAGGAAAATCGATTCCTCCAGAGTGTAAACGCTTGATGAGGATGAATAAGGGTAGGGAATTAAGCTCTTGTGAAGAATGGGAAAACTTCGTAATGAGGCATGATCGGTTAGAGCTACCTACAGGTCAACTGGTAACAGCTCAACAAGTTTTAATCGGTGTCGCTCTTTTAGAACTTGGCGCATCAAATGATATAAAAGTTGCCCACCAGATACTTAAATATGCAAGGGCGTTAAAAAGGTTCATATAAAAAGGCTCAGAACCTCTTTTAGTCAAAGATCCAAAGTGTTAGATATCTAGAGTATAGAAGCTAGATATCTAATATTTCATTTACTATTTCTATATCACTTTCATTAAGAATAAATATTTCAGAATAGCCATCTAACATATCGGAGGTTACTTCAAGATCACGCTTATCAAATAAAAGGTCGATAATTTCTTGCTCTAATAAAAAACAGTCTAACAAAGTACCATCAACAACTTTAATCGTTTGAAATTCGTAAGCTTCTTGTTTCAAACGTTTATCTACAGTTTGAGTTGTAATCCCCACTTTGAAGCGCTCTTTGTTTTCTATATGAATGCGAACAAAATACAACCAAGCAGGTTTGTTTGCTAACGCATTGTCCCTTTGTAGAATAGTTAAGTTATACCTACCTGAATTTATAATTCGGTTTCCTGCTTTAATTGCTTCTTCTAGCGATAATCCTGATTGTACTCTTGACCTAAGCGTACCGACGGAAATACCTTTTTTATCAGCTAAATCTTTCAAAGAGTTATACATTTCGCCTTCATAAGTTATTGTTCTTGATGTTTCTTTATCTTCAATACCTAATGCTTGTTCAATTGTAGAACCGCCAGCTAACCGAGCTAAAAGTACAGCAGGAGTGAGCCCGTAAGCCTCAGCTGCAGCAGCCTTACTACTAAAGTCAACGCCTTCAACTGTTAATGGCTTACTTTTTCCATCAAGCGTAACTGCGTCCTCAGGTGAGTAACCATAGACCACGATTCTCTGGCGAACTGTGTACTGAGGTAAGCCATAAGCATCAGCTAGAGCTTTATAGCTTGTATACAACTTTCCATTAACGGTTAAACGTATCGGTTTTCTCTTATTTTTAGCAACGTCTCGTTGTTTCTTTAAAGTCCCTTTTGGTATTTCGTCCAATCCTATTGACTGTATAATTGTAGCCCCTCGACTTAAACGATCCCTAATTGTAGCTTCCGGTACATTATGTAAGATAGACAGCTCATTTATCGTGTACTCCTTTCCATCGACATTAAACTTGGTTCCTCTAACCTTTCTTCCGTCTTGTACCTTCTCGATACCTAAAGCTTGTTCGACTGTAAAACCATTGGACATGTGAAGCCTATAAGTTCCATATTTTACATTCAGCTTTCTGCATGCATCTGCAGCACTTTTATATCCAACTCCGTTAGCATAAAAGCGGAAATTAGCTTCATCATCAGGAGCCACATAAGACTTTCTCTTTTTTAGAGGTACAAGATCATCCCCACGACAGCCTCTAGAATATCGCTTATAAATTGTATTTAAAGTCATGCCGTACTCTTCAGCAATACTTGGCAAATTTTCGTATACTTTCCCCTCAACTGTATGCGAACCTAACTTTGTTTTTATTGTTTTTTGTTTAGGGTGCAACAGAGCTTTATTTAAACTCCAACCGTTTTTCAATCGTGTTCTTACAGTTCCTATACCAACAGTTACTTGATCTGTATTGTCTCGGTAACATGATGTCAATGTCGTATAACTTTTCCCTCTAAAGACGTATTTCATATCTAATCCCTTCATAGCCCAACATGTTGTTAAGATTTAAGTAAACCTAATAATCTATTTATAGGATACCATCTTCCTATATCTTGAGTGATGCTGCATGTCTAAAATACATATGTAAAAATGCTTCCTTGGTTTAATTCTATTTATGACTACGCGGACTGTTGGACTACAGTGGAATTTACCCCCGTAATACAGATTCGGGGGTTTAACCTCCCGCCGCACGTCGCGCAATCGTCCTAGCCCGTCCTCACTTGCTCCGCGCGTCCGTCGGAGATAACCCAGAAAAGAAGAATAAGCATTGCTCGACACTCGCAAAGCTTTGATGTAGTGAGTATGCAGCGTTCCAGTAGGTTAACGCGCCTTTGGTGTGGATAGTCTCTGCAAGGCTGGTCTAGCAGGAAGGAGGGCGGCAGCATCCAAGTGGCTTTGGGCTGCTAACCGCGCCGATTAAGTAATGAAGCTAGGTTTTGCTAAGGTGGGCGGCTTGGTGCCTCGTCGTCGCTCCGCAACTCCTTATCCCTGCGGGGCTGGCACCGTGCCTTTAATTGAAGTAGTCGACCAGTTTGCCTAGGAGGTATCTCGCAAGGTCATACGCGAGTACCACAATGACGGCGTTCACTATCGAGAGATGATCAAACAGCTCGATGATTTCAACCAGCTGTCCATGCGTTACGTATTCATTCATTAGGTTTCGTCTCCACTAAACAAACCGCCAACGGGTTTGAGTTCAATATCTTGCTCTTGCCGTTGTGCATATTGCTCATACGGCGAACACGTGACATAGAAGTTGGATGCGCCGTGGGACAACTGGACGAGACAATCGTCCAGATATTCCATCTTGACGCCCAACTTGTTTAGGAATCCGTCATCGAGGTAAGTCACACCGCGCGGTGTGACAACCTCAAAATGCACGTTGACGTGTATCGAGGTGGCTTTGTGCCAACGTTCCACCGCAGAGACATAGATACTTTCTGAGTTCGCCAGTGGGAACCAAGCCGGAACGGTGCCTACGTCATGATAAGACTCATTCCCGCAACCAGAACCCGTACAGCCAGAACCACTAGAACCCATGACAGAACCAGGCGAACCACTTTGACCAGGACGTGCTTGACCTTGCGAAGTCGAAACGCCACTTTGCTGCGAAGTTTGATGAAGCTGCGTTCCTTCCGCAGTTGTCGTCTCAGAATCAGAAACCATACCAATAAGCGCATAAACTAAGTACCCAAATGAAAGCACGACCAGTGCCATAGCTGCTAAGAATTTCGGGTTAAGAAAGATGTTCTTTCCAAGCCCCGACTTGGTGATTTGCCCCGTGACAGTCGAGGCGTAGAGGAGGTGGACGTCAAGCGGCACCTTGAGGTTATAAACCACATCGTCTTTGCTTGGTTTGGTGACCGTTCGAGTTGGGTCATGTTCCAAGATGCGCGGTTTGCGGTTGGAAAAGAAGATCCCATCTTTACCCTTATGTTGCTTGGCCAACTCCGCGACACCTTTTAACTCTTTCGGGATTTGAGCAAAGTCAGGTGTGAGTAACACAATGTCCCAGTTGTAGTGCCGGTGCTCCATAAAGGCGTTGTTAAAGTTCTCCGGATAGATGATGCGTCCTTGCTCATCAAAACGTGTACGTTGGCAATCGTCTATCTCGCCATTGTCCAAACTGGACGTATCAATCGTTAGCCAGCGAGAGTGAAACAGCTCAGAGAATCCTTCCGGCAAGTGAGGCTCAAAGTCAGTGAAAGGGCGCTTGTGTATGTTCGCCATTTTGAAACCTGCATTGACCGAGAAGATTTGCTGACACTCATCAATGAGGATGAACGCGCCAATAGGAGCCCAACAGAAGAAGTATTTCCAAAGCTCGAAGCCTTCAGGGTTGCGAGAGCTAATGCGAATGAGCCGAGCCGTATCAGGAAACTTTTCACCAAGGCGTTGTTCAATCACTTCAAGTGGCTGCATGCCATGAATATTCGTAATGCAAATTCGACCTTCACGCAGTGCAGGCAGTAAGTCAAACCACACGGCGCAAGCCGATTTGTAAGAGCCACCGTGACCGTATCGAAATGAAGTAGCCATTCAATCACCAGTTAAAGAAACGCATAACTAAAGACGTAGCGAACGCATCAAAGATGACACGTAGCCCAGAGGTGACGCCGTATTCGGTCAAGATATAACGGACGTCAGAGGGAAGCGCATTAAAGCGGTCTTCGACAAGCGTATAGACGCCATATTCTTCGAGCAGCAGCTGCGCAATCTTGAGTGCGATTTGTATCGAGGCAATCTTGATATCGAGCCAAACTGAGATAAGCCACATCGCGCCGTATTCAAACGCGTTCTTTATCCATTCAATCGCCACATCAAAGAAGTCGAGAAAGGTTTGCCCAATGTTGGCAATAAACTCTAATGCTGAGTAGATGTATTCCATGTTATTTACTCCGATTACCAAACAGAACCCAAAGGGCGATTAAGGCACAAATGAACAGCACGACAGGGCGCACGTAGCCCGATACCGCATCAAAACGCTGTAGTCCTGATTCAACGGTTGCGCCTTTGATATTGAAAGACTTGTCACTCAATGTGCCGTTATTGAAGTTGGTGCCGATAGTGATTAAGCCTTTGATATCATCCACATAGCCTTGAATGGATTCGGCTTTTTCATCTATCGTGGTTTGCAGGTTGGCAAAGTCTTCTGCCGTGAAGATTTCGCCAGTGATAGCGGTACCCGTAGGTGTGCCAAACTCTGAGCCAGTCAATAGACCCTCAATCGCATTTAAGCTGCTATCGAGTTCGCCCACGGAATCACCAAGCCCTTTTAAATCGTCACGAATGCCAATAGTGGCGTTGGTATTGTTGTTCACCGCCGTAGTGATATCGCCGTTGGCCTGTTGGATGAGTGCCTTGGTGTTGTTATAAATCTTGTTGTCATTGATTTGCTGCTCTTGAATGGCTTGGGTGTTATCGACCAAAGAGCCTTTCACATCAATCACCGCGTTGGTGATGTCCGCGTGTGACTGGTTGATATCGACGTTAAGATCATGAATGCCTTTGTTCACATCCACGTTAAGCCCTTTAATAGCAGAAAGGACTGCCGTGTCTGTCGATTCATCCGTGTCAGGGTCTTCTACATCCGGTTTATCATCAACGACACCGGGATTAACCGTGTTGGTTGAATCGTCGGGTAGGACAGTTGGGTCTTCAATCTCATCGGTTGGGTCATCTGGGTCATGGGTTGGGTCTTCTGGCGTATCCGGTGGAATGATGGGTTCATCTGGCCCATTCACGCCCCAGAAAAGTGTGCCACCGTCACACTGACGTCCAGTGTAAGCAAAGCGCAGAGAGCATTGAGAGTCGGGCGTGTACTGTCCATCAGGAACGCCAGTGCAAATAATGGTGGATTCGTTCTTAGTCACTTCACATCGAGTGGCACCATAGTCACCGTAGCACGCGCCCGTCACCAATTCGCCGTATATGGCAGGGTGCCAGTACAATTTCACCGTATCGCCAATGGACTGTTTGAACTGACAAGCATCCATGCATGAGCCATCAGGATTCTCTCCATACTCACAAGCAGGAACGATGGGTTCACACGACACGACGTACTCGTCTTCTACCTTTTCATAGTCAGGCGGACATTGAGCCGAATTTTGCAAGAATCCAGCAGCACGATAAAGAGGCCAAGAAGGACTGGTCGTGTGACACATGATATCTACAACGTATTTGCCATGCCTCAAATAACAGGACTTAGTAGAAAAATCCTTGTAGTTAACAAATTTATTCTCATAACAAGAGACATAAGAGGCAGGGTTAACTCTCAGACCCAATAGCAACTTACAATCGGGATAAGCTGAAACGTCTGAAACCTTATAGGTTGGTTGAGCCGCGCTTGCATTAAGTGATAAGAACAAGCACGAAAACAAAAGTAAAAAGAGTGACTTATTCACATTTGCACCATTAAAAAAGGGAGCCGAAGCTCCCTTATCCGTTGATTAGTGAGTATTGATGCCACTCACAAAGCCGTGGAGGAATGCCCCCGCAAAGGCAACACCTAGAACGATAGCGAGAACATCTCCAAGTAAATTACCCGATAAAGGAGGCATAGAGGTGAGCCGTTAGCGGCGTAAGAAGCCAACAACCATGGTCACACCAAAGCCCAGTGCAGCCATACCAATCAGACCCGCCACAACCAGTGATACGTTAGCTTGACCACCGGATACCGCAGAGTTGATTGCGCCCGTGATATCGACTTCAGCGAACGCCGGAGAGACAGACGCGGCCATCAGTGCAGCACCAGCTGCGGTCTTTTTGTTTACGACTGCGTGTTTTACGTTAGTTACAACAAGTTCTAGTTTTTTCATAAGATTTACCTTTTACTCATAAGGCGAACAACACGACCCACCCAGTGACCAACGACCATGTTGATCAAGAGCACGCCACTGACATACAGGAACAAGTCACCGTTGAAGAGGACTGGTTCCTTATATTCTTGGTAGTCCACCGCCGAAATCAGCACGTATTCTTGGCAATCCGCAACAGGCGTTTTCGTTGCTTTCAAATTGCCATACTGGTTAACGACGGTGACGCATACAGACATTTTTTAGCCTTGAACGGGTTTCATTGAAGCTTCGAAGTGCTTCTTAATTTCTTGGTCGACTGGAATAAGCTCAGTCACGATAGCGCCTGCCAATGGGTCTTCTGGGTTAATCTCCAAGCGCAATTGGTATTCGCGGCGAGGAACGAGAGCACCAGTGCGCTCAAGAAGCAGGGCATATTCATGGTCAATCATTAAAGGTTGATCCCATTGGGGATTCACATCACCCGATTCACCGATAGTGCGGCGTTTGAATTTCTCTGAGTTGATTTCACGTAGAGGACGTGACACGTTCAGTTGAGCACTGTCGCCACGTGCTGAGTTCCAAGTGATATCCATGCCAAGTACAAAAACGGATTTAGCCAT